AAGTGCTTTGGTACATGAAAGTCTTTGGCATTAGGCGAGCAAAGCTTGTCGCACTAGCTGGCTCTAGCTACATGGAGTTTGACATTGAGTGGGATGAGTTTGAGGCGAACACACTTTGGGATGCTGCTCTTAGATTCCGGCAAGCTTGCCTAGATCTAAAGATGCCTGACTGGGATGGGTCTAACTCGACACTAGAAACTATCAGAGCACTCAGCCCTAACATCGAGGATGGCGAGGCTGACTTGGATGAGCTTGGGGTTCACTACTTCAATGCTGTGAATGACGCAGAGAAGGCTAACAAGCTTTTGACAGACCTAAAAGCTAGAGTTATCAAAGCAATGGAAGGTAAGAAGCGAGGCATCATCTACGGCGAGCACCTGCTCAGTCTTAGATCAAGAGCCGGTGGAGCACCTTACTTGCACCACGAGAAGGGTAAGTAAATGGCACAGTTCAACCTAAATGATTACGAAACAGTCGAGCAACGCATCAAGCGTTTCTACAAGGACAACCCTGACGGCAGAATCATCACCGAGAACCAGACAACGCTGCAAGACCGACAGGTGAGCACCTGGGTTGTCATGGCAAGCGTGTACCTAGACAGCGAAACCGACAAGCCAAAGGCAACAGGTTTAGCTTTTGAGGTTGATGGTCAAGGCATGGCAAACAAAACATCTGCATTAGAGAACGCTGAAACATCTGCTATCGGTAGAGCACTTGCTAACGCCGGCTACTCAGGCAACAAGCGAGCCACACGCGAGGAGATGGCCAAGGTTGCAAGGGATAAGAAACCATCTGCAACTGCTAGAGATTGGCTTGCAATGGCAGCAGAATTAGGCAATGACCTTGATGGTTTACGCTTGCTATACAGCGAGGCCAAGACTGGTGGGGCTGACACAGCAACGCTAGACAAGATCAAGGACATCGCCAATGGACTATCAGGCTCAAAGGATTCTGCTTAGTTCCATACTCGAAGTGCAAGAGTGTCTGCATCAACAGTTTGACCGAGGTGAACTTGACCTTGTATCACAGCTATGGCAATTACAAAGAGAGAAAGCTAGAAGGCTAAGAGATGGAAATTATTACACCAGGCCACATAGTCCAGGAGCTTCAACGCCTGACAAGCGAGATGGACAAGGGAGCTAACGCACTCTACGATGCCGAGTGCAAGATGGCAGATGCTGAGGCTGCCTATGACAAGGCAGTGTCTTTAGCTTTTATCAACAACGCTGGGACTGTGGCAGACCGGCAAGCTGTGGCTAAGTTGCAAGCAGTAGAGGAAAAGCTAAAGGCTGATCTAGCCAAAGCCGAATACAACAGGGTCCGAACCAAGCTAAAAACCTTGTCAGATCAAGCCACAATGATGGCAGTTATCAGCAAAAATGTCGAAATACAGTGGAAACACGCCTAGCTGGTAGCCTACTTGGGTGATTGCCGAAACCTGCTCATGTGGGGCCAAGTTCAGGACCGATGAACCTGAGCCGGTCAAGCTTGTCCGAGAGTGGAGAAGAAAACACACTTGCCAGGAAGCTGCACCAGAGTCGCGTGACATTGAAACCACAAGCATCATTGGCTTTAGTGCCGATTACAGAGGCACCGGACTAGATCTACCTGCTAAAAAATACGACCCTTGGGAAGATGATGAATAAAAAAAGCTTCCAAAAGTTTATAGATCGCGACAAGTGTTGCAGTCATTGTGGCACTACCGATGACACGCTTATCCCTCAGCATAGAGCTAACCGAGGCATGGGTGGCAGTAGAGCCTTGGACAGACCTAGCAACATCATTGTCCTTTGCAGTGCTGCCAACTTTATGCTTGAGTCCAACGCTCGGTTTGCCGAGATGGGCAGGTTATTCGGCTGGAAGCTAGAGCGACACCAGGTTCCAGAGTTTACCCCTGTTTACATGGGTGACGGCTGGTGGCTGTTAGATAACGACTTCAATAGGACACCGGTGCCAAATAACGACATCGAATACTTTTAGGGTGCTAAGGTAAAAACATAACTAAATAAAAAGGCCCCCCTGAGATAACTCAGAAGGGCCGATACCAACAGATCAGGTGTTGGCATCACTCAATTATAGTGTGCCGACTCATTAGAGAAAGGCACATTTTATGTTTAACTGGGAAAATAAAAACCTCGCTGAGGTGCTGTCAATGTACGGCGGAAACATCTTTATGGCAGAGATGGATTACCGAGCTATGGGACTCGATAACGGCCAATGGGTGATGCTGGTCAAAGAGGGCTACGATAACAGAGTCATTAGCCCAACTGTCATGATGCTGATGGCTGAGAGAGCAGCAGCAAGATGAGCATTGAAGCAGTATCCCTAGTCCTAAACAATTCCAGAGCTACCGGCAGGGCAAAGCTTGTCCTGTTGGGTATTGCTAATCACCTGGGAGATCATGGTGCTTGGCCTTCTATCTCTACTCTGGCAAGATACGCAAACGCCTCAGAGCGTTCGGTCAAGCGTGACATCCAAGAACTTGTCGAGCTGGGTGAGCTAAAAGTTGAGCTACAAAACGCACCTACAAAGACCCAATACAAGACCAACCTTTACTGGATAACGATTGGCTCAGGGGTGACAGATTCAGCGTCAGGGGTGACAGACTGGGTAAGCAGGGGTGACAGCTCAGGTAAATCAGGGGTGACACCTGTTGGCACGCAAAACATAATATTAACCATCAAAGAACCATCACTTAAAAGCGACCTTGATTCTTTTGATACATTCTGGAATCTCTACCCTAAAAAGGTAGCCAAAGCTGATGCCCTAAAAGCATGGAAGCAAGTGCTAAAAAAGAAAACCGCTGATGAGATGATTGGCCTCACCAAAGCGTATTCCGAAAGTAAGCTACCGGACATGACCTACATTCCCTACCCAGCATCCTGGCTCAACAAAGGACTCTACGAAGCAGTGGAGAACGATAAACCTGCACCGGCAAGCAAACCTATCTTTGGCAGAATCAAGTGAGTGAGTTTGAGCAGTTAGTCATCGGCTCTGTCCTGCTAACAAACGGCAAGGCACTCGATGACCTGACGCTCACAGGCAAAGACTTTGACGATCTCGGACACGAGAAAATCTACACAACAATGCTTGAGATGAAGCAAGCTCGCCAGCCGATAGATGTCATCACAGTCGGGGCAATGCTGCCTAAGCTTGCCAGCTACCTGCACGACTGCATCACAGCAACACCGACTGCTGCATCTGTTGGCTACTACGCCGAGCGAGTCATCGAGGAAGTCACCAGGCGAAAGCTTGCTCATGCCGGACAAGTCATAAACATGAAAGCCCAGCACGAGGACTTGGCAACAGTTATAGATCAAGCCAAGAAAGAGATTGACAACCTAAGTGATCGCAACACAGCGAGCAGACCGAGCTATGTAAGCGATGAACTTATCCCTTACCTTGACGAGATAGACAAGCCAAAGAACTATCCACTCAGCCCTTGGAAAGACCTCAACGACATCCTTGGCGGATTCAGACCAGGTGCTCTTTATATCATCGGTGCCCGACCTGGTATCGGTAAGACCATAGTTGGGTTGCAGATTGCTTGGGAACTATCGAAGCAAGGTCCGGTCAGCTTTCACAGCCTTGAGATGGGCAAGTCAGAACTCTACAACCGAATCATCTCGATGGAAGCTGAGGTTTACATTGGCAACATTGAAAAGGGCACACTCAAGGACATTGACTGGGACAAGATTGCAAGAGCTAAGGAAAAGATAACGAGTCATCAGCTCGCCATCCATGACAAGTCAGGACAGAACCTTTTGCAGCTTAGGGCAATGGCAAACGGAGTCAAAGCTAACGGCCAGCTCCAAGCGATTGTTGTTGACTACCTTGGTTTGGTTCAGGACACCGAGAAGGGCCGAAAGCGTTATGAGATGATTACCGACATCTCCATCGGGCTAAAAAACCTTGCTCGCGATCTCGAAGTGCCGGTCATCGCATTAGCCCAGCTGAACCGAGGACCAGAGCAACGCAAGGACTCAAAGCCAGACCTAGCCGACCTCAGAGATTCTGGTGGCATCGAGCAAGATGCAGATGGAGTGATTCTGCTGCACCGCGAGTCAATAGCCGAGGATCAGTTCGAGTGGCAAAAGAGCTGGATGATTATGAAGGTTGCAAAGAACCGACAAGGTGGCTTAGGTGAAGTAGGACTCAAGTTCGAGGGTCACCTGTCCAGAGTTGTCGAAGGCTAAGATTATGGCGTGGATGACAATGTGGCACTGTGTTGCCGATGTGGTGCTACCTGGAAGGTCAACACCCATAAACGCAAGAGGAAAGACCTCAAGTGCCAGTCCTGCCGGATGCACCGAGCCTTGGTCATCAAGTACGGCTCTGAGAAATGCATCCCTTGGCAAGGCGAGTTTGACAAAGAAACCCTTACTGTGCCAATCTTTGATGGCCTACCAGTCCTACCTGGCATTAGATCCTGTGGCCACACAGACTGCACCAACCCCAATCATGTCTTAGGTGACCACTAAAGTAAAACAACAAGAGATAAGGAAAAAGAGATGGCAAGTATCAAAGTAAAAGGCACCATAAGCCGAGTATTCTACGAAGGCAAGGGCATCGAGCTGACCGAGGCTTACACAACCAAGGCTGGCGAAACAATCACCAAGCGATACACAGTCTGGCTAAAGCAAGCTGGAACCTACGATGTTGGCGATGAGCTACAGGTTGAGGGTCTTTATTCAGCCGAGATTGACAACTGGACCAACAAAGAGGGCGAAGCAAAGCAGTCAATCAAGGTAAGCATCAACAACCCTTACATCACCCCTGCTGACCCAGCTCAGGTAGTCAAGTCGTTGTTTGAGCCAACCCACGAGCAAAGCCCCTTTTGAAAAATCTCCGTTGGCTAGTCCCAGCACTCACCGCTGGGGTGCTGCTTAACCTATCGCTCAACACCACTAGCGTTCTTGGTGGTCTGGGGCTAGCCTTCGGTCTTATCTACGCCATCGCTGCCATAATGGGAGCATGGGAACTACATGGC